TCTAGATATCTATGAGTATCCAATTAAGGGTGATGATGAAGTAAACAAAGATCATATCTATGCAATTACAGTTGACGTTTCAGAAGGACGTAATCTAGACGCATCTGCATTCTCTGTATTTGATGTTTCTACGATGCCCTATAAACAGGTGGCAAAATATAATAGTTCGATTATATCACCAATGTTATATCCAACCATCATTTATAATACAGCCAGACTATACAATGATGCATATGTGCTGGTTGAGATAAATAATACTCCTCAAATTGCAGACATTCTTCATCAAGATTTAGAGTATGAGAATCTGATGAAAGTTGCAACTGGTAATAAAAAAGCACAGGCAGTGTCTGCCGGATTTGATCGAGGCACTCAACTCGGCGTTCGGATGTCACCACTCGTCAAAAGAATAGGATGTTCTAATCTAAAGACACTAATCGAATCAGATAAGTTATTGGTGCATGACTTTGACACCATATCTCAACTGACAACCTTTGTCTCTGTAAACAATACATTCAAGGCAGAAGAGACTGCGAATGATGATTTGGTGATGACTCTTGTTCTTTTCGCATGGCTTTCAACTCAGAATTTCTTTAGAGAGATTGTGAATCATGATTTGAGAAAGCAAATGCAGTTGGAAATGTTAAATCAGTCTAATGATGAAGTCCCATCTTTTGGAATCTTTGATGACGGACTTGATGTTCCATACATCCAAGAAGGTGGAGATGTATGGTTAACCAACGAAGAATACGGTAAAATGCAGAATGTTTTCTAGAAGATATCTACAAATCTAGTGTTTGATAAATACAACATAGATTATTACTGCAAATTATATCAGTATAAAACAAGGAGAATAAAATGGCATTTCAATTATCTCCAGGTGTAAATGTTTCTGAAATCGACTTAACCACAGTTGTCCCTTCAGTATCAACTACAGCCGGTGCATTTGCTGGAGACTTCACATGGGGTCCAGCAGGAAAAGTAAAACTCGTGACGCACGAGACAGAATTAGTTAGTTTTTTCGGTGAACCATCAGCAAATGCTCAACAGGGCAACACTGCAACATCATTCTTTACAGCAGCCAGTTTCTTGGCATACGGTAACAATCTCCAAGTTGTTCGTGCAGTAAGTTCTAATTCTAAAAATGCTACTGCTAATAATACAGGCACATCAGTCGGATATCAATTAAAGAATGAAGATTCGTATGATAATATTATTCCCAACGAAGTATCAGGTTTAAACACATCATTATTCATTGCTCGTTATCCTGGAGATATTGGCAACTCATTGAATGTTTCCATCTGTACGGCTAACGTTGCAGGCGCTAATACTACAGCATTTAGTGCATGGGGTCCAAATGGCGCATACGGCAAACTATTCTCAACTTCGCCAAATACATCTTCATATGTTGCAAAAGTTGGTGGCGCTAGCGATCAAGTACACCTAGTTGTTGTTGATGAGGATGGACTTTTCTCTGGCGAAAGAGGTACAGTTCTGGAGACATTCGGATTCTTATCTCTAGCATCAGATGCATCGTATGATGATGGTTCATCTGCATACATCTCTAATGTTATCAGACAAAAATCTAAATATTTGTATATGGGCAACACGGCATTAATTTCTGCAAATGCTGGACAAGTAGCGGCAGTGACCAATTTTGGATCAACACTACATGGAACGAAGAATTATTCATTTATTGGCGGCACATATGAGACCGCATCTGATGCGAATCTAAACACAGCAATTGCATTGTTTGCAAATCCAGAAGAAGTTGACGTTTCTCTAATTGTTGCAGGTGACGTATCAACTACTGTTCAACAGACAATCATCGATCTAGCATTAACTCGTAAAGATTGTGTTGCGTTTGTTTCTCCACGCAAATCAGATGTTGTCAACAACGCAGGCAATGAGACAACTTCAATTGCTACATGGTACACTGCACTTAATCGTGCAACATCTTATGCTGTTGCAGATTCTGGTTGGAAATACATGTTCGATAAGTACAACAACACGTATCGTTGGATTCCTCTAAACGGTGATATCGCAGGTCTATGTGTTCGTACAGATGAGACAAGAGATCCATGGTTCTCGCCAGCAGGTTACTCACGTGGCGGCATCAAGAACGTTGTTAAACTTGCTTGGAATCCAAACAAGACTCAACGTGATACTCTTTATCAGACCGCTGTTAATCCAGTCATCTCTGTTCCTGGACAAGGCACATTGTTGTTTGGTGACAAGACTCTAACTCTACAACCTTCTGCATTCAATAGAATCAACGTTCGTAGATTGTTCATCGTTCTAGAGAAAGCAATTGCAAATGCATCGAAGTATTCATTGTTCGAACTCAATGATGAATTCACGAGAGCGCAGTTTGTCGGACTAATTGAGCCATTCCTACGTGACGTTAAAGGTCGCCGTGGTATCTATGACTATCGTGTAGTGTGTGATACAACGAATAACACAGCACAAGTTATTGACAACAACCAATTCGTTGGAGATATCTACATCAAACCAGCACGTTCGATTAACTTTATTCAGTTGAACTTCGTTGCTGTTAGAACTGGTGTTAACTTCTCCGAGATCGTTGGTGGTGTCTAATAAATATAAAAAGATATAGGAGAAAAACATGGCTTTTAACGTAGGGGAATTTAGGGCGAATCTGATTGGAGATGGTGCTCGCCCTAACCTGTTCCAAGTTACAATGAATCTTCCAACGTATACTTCAGACGCTGCAACGACTAGTCAAGCATTAACTTTCTTGGCTAAGTCGGCACAACTTCCTGGTTCGACTGTTGGTACTGTTCCATTGTTTTACTTTGGTCGTGAATTAAAGTTTGCTGGCAATAGAAACTTTGCGGATTGGACAGTGCAGATCATCAACGATGAGAACTTCAAGATCCGTAAAGGTTTTGAGACTTGGATGAATGCAATCAATTCACACACATCAAACTTGAGAAATGGTGCAGCAGTGTCTCCAACTGGTTACTCTGCTGATGCTAAAGTTGATCAGTACAATAAAATTGGTGGTATTATCAAGTCGTATAAATTTGTTGGTGCTTTTCCTGTTGATATCTCACCGATTGATCTAGATTGGGGTTCGAACGATTCTATCGAAGAATTCTCAGTGACCCTAGCATATCAGTGGTGGGAATCAGACACAACAAATTAATTTTGATGGGAGACATTACGGTGTCTCCCAATTCTTTGTATATGAAGGAGTAACATGGCAATAAATTTATTCGGTTTTCAAATAACCAGAAATAAGACTGACGCTGAAGAACAGTCACAGAAGACGTTTACGCCTCCGTCCAATGAAGACGGTGCTCTTACTATTTCGGCTGCCGCATACTATGGTACTTATGTTGACTTAGACGGCACAGCAAAAAATGAAGTTGAATTAATCTCTAGGTATCGTGAAATGGCGATGCAGCCAGAGATTGAAGCAGCAATTGATGATATCGTTAACGAAGCAATTGTACAGAATGATGATGGCAAATCTGTTCGATTAATTCTGGATGATCTAAAACAACCAGATAAAATCAAGAAAGCAATCGAAGAAGAATTCAACGTAGTTCAAAAGTTACTGAACTATAAGAACATGGCAGCGGATACATTCCGTAGATTCTATGTTGATGGTAGACTTTTCTATCATGTAATTATCGATGAGACAAATCCAGCATCTGGCATCAAAGCACTTCGATACATTGATCCAAGAAAGATTCGTAAAGTTAGAGAAGTCAAAAAAGATAAAGATCAAAACACAGCAGTCGATGTTGTATCTACTGTTAACGAATACTACATCTACAATGATAAAGTAGTATCTGGTTCATCTTCTAGTTATGGTCCAGTTGGTGTTAGAATCGCAAAAGATTCTATTCTAAACATCAACTCTGGACTAATGGATTCTCGCCGTGCCGTTGTTCTATCATACCTACACAAGGCAATCAAACCACTCAATCAGTTAAGAATGATTGAAGATGCTACTGTGATCTATAGGATCTCTAGAGCACCAGAGAGAAGAATCTTCTACATTGATGTTGGCAATTTACCTAAGTTAAAAGCAGAACAATATCTACGTGACATCATGATCAAGTACAAGAACAAACTTGTATATGACTCAGCGA